ATCTAAGTTTTCATGGTACGGATACGGCTCAAATGTTGGTATGCGTCGCATAATGCTTGGAGGTATGACGTCTTCTACAAACTCACCGGATTCATCTGATAGATTATGTAATTTTAAACGTTGAGGCAATTCTGCTTCACTTGCGACACTTGCTTCAGAGGCTGTTGACGCAGTTGGGCCGTTAAAATTTATGTTGCCGCCAGATACGGTAGTATTGGCTGCTTTGATTTCCGTATTCCCGCCAGAAGTTTGAAAATTGTGCCCGCCAATATTAAAGTCAAAACTTCCGCCCACTTTGTGTTGATATGCACCGTCAAATACTTTATCTACATCTTCTAATACATGCTGTAAGTAGTTTTGATCGTATAGTTTGTTAACATCTTGTTTAACATGATGTGTATAATTTTGTTCATAAGTTTTGTCAACATCTAACTTAACATGAATTTTTTGATTACCGTCAACAATTAAAATCTGGTCTTCAATTACATGGGTATGTTTTTCGCCACGAACTTTAGTATTAAAATTGCGACCACATTCAATATTGATATCACGATCTGCATAAAAATTTAAATCGTTTTTACTATGTACACTAACACTGTCCTGTGCAAATATATCTATCTTGCCGTCACTGGTCATTTCAATCCAAGTAGTGCCACGTGCATTACCAATGTAGATCAAATCTTCAGTGTTATGCATTAGGATTTGATGCCCTGTGCGAGTTCTAAATCGCATTAACTCATTATGTAATAACGTGGGGTCTCCATCATCTTCTTGATTTTCTACTCTTGCATAGTCCGGAGGGCCTTCGCTTGCTGTTGTTTTGCGTAAAAATTTATCGTCACCGTCATCCATGACAAAACTACTGCCGCCAAGTCTTGATACAAATGCATTTTGATTTCTATATTCGCGTTTACCAACAGCACCAGTTTTTGCGCCGTTTTGTTTATCAAGTGGACCCGGTGTCGAAATTCCAAAGACCATTGACGGCGTTTCTCTTCGAGCACTGCTTGAAGTAATTCCGCGAGTGTCGTCTTCTAATAATCCTTGATCGTCTAACACAACTTCTTGCGGTGTTGCTGGTTTAGTAATATTAGTTGAGTCAAGAGTTTCAGCGCCGATAACTTTATTATATTCTGCAACTGGTACTCGTTCTTTATCAGTGGTCCTGGAGTCTTCTACATTGAAAAATGTAGACGCATAGCCCGGTGTCATAAAATTCATTTTATCATCAAGCACACACCCCATCCAAAACCAGCCCTGTCCTTCAACATAGATAATCATTACAGTAGATCCTACATCCGGAGGAATCATCCACATACCGTAACTTTTTTGTGTGTTATCGTAAGTGTCTTCGGCATCACTAACATAATCAACGCTAGTAACTCCGTAGAATGGGCTTAGATATCTTGCTTGTAGTAATTGCCCTTCTGCTGCATCGTCGTTACCAACTTCTCTATATACTTGGACTTCAAGAATGCCCATGTAATTTTTATCGTGGTGGCTTATAACTTTGGCCAAGAATGGTCCTGGGTCTGTTTTTCTTCCTTCGGATGCAAGTTCTCTTGTATCTTCTGCCATAGTTTATCCTTCAAATCCTGCAAGATCAGTGCTTTGTTGTATTTCTGCCGGCGTTCTAAGTTCGCCAGTACCGGTTGCACCGTCTGCTACTGCTGGTTTTACATTTTGATTATCTTGTAGTAATTTAACTTCAGCGCCTTCGGCTGCTGAAGGATTTGAAGATTGTCCGGCACGTCTAACCACTGTTAGGTTCTGTATAAATCTACCACGATTGAACGTGCTTTCGATCGAAAGCACTTGGTATAACCCACTAAACTGATTTATTAATTTTGTGGGGCCAAATTTATATGCACCTTTACTTACATCAATATCAATTGGTGTTCTAAAATCCACAGTAATATCAACTTCACCAGTTTGATAATCAATGCTATAATCTGCTGTCATGTTCTCGTATTGAGATTTAGCGGCTGTATAATTCCCCATACCACTATCCCCTAAGAAATAAGGATCACCTAAAATAGTTAGGTTAGCTTGTATCATGTCAAACGGGCTATTTAAAATATTATTTTGAAAATTTCGAGCTGCTGCTGTTTCTGGAGTGTCGCGGCCGCTGGTGCCGGTGCCGGTGTTTGTTTTAGTTTGATCATACCGTACTTCTTTTGTTGCTTCTCCCTCTAATGGCGTGTTAGATCCTGCTGCAGGATCGGCTGGCTGAGCGTCTTGGGCAGCATTTGCGCCGGACGACTCTTTTGCACGTTGCTGTCCTGAGTTATTTTTTGTATTGTCTGCCGACATTGCAGAATAGAAAGATGCATTAAACTTAATATCAAAATTTAGAACATCTAAATTTTTAGCTGTATAGATATAATTGTACGCCTTGACTGCTTGTGCTTTTGCCTTTTTAACTTTAGGATTGGCAGTATTTGGGGGCATAAAACTTGATGCATCAATGCCAAATGGCACCACTCGATACACAATAAGTTTTGGCTGTACACCGGTTTTGTCTATGTTAGCATTTGATGGTATTACATATACCTGAACTTCTATTCTCCACCATGGGATTTTTCCGGTGTCAGACAATTGTGTACTTGTCAATGCTTGTCGACCATAATCGCTCATTAACATAACTTGATTTATAGCATTGGGAATATCGGTACCTTGTGAGAATTTAAATGTACCTTCTGTTGGGTCGATTGAAATTTTTCCTCGGGTATATACTTTAGCTTTTTCATCGTATACTAATCCTTCCTTAGCAAACGATGGGTCGCCAATTCTCTCAGGCGTAAATCCCATACTTGATCTACCTAGCGCATTCATGTCTACTTCGTCTTGTAGTAACGTTCCGTTACCACCTTGGTCTTCAAGTTTAAGAGAAATCTTTAATTTTGCATTTAAATCGTTGCCACTAACTGAACCAGTATTAGGAGCAGCAGTTGCACCAGCGTCTTCTGAAGATTCAGTTGGCCGGCCTGAACTTAAATCGTTTGGGAACATAATTAGTATTTGATCTGGAACCTTTATGATTTTTTTATCGGTTGCAGCAGCTTGCAATCTTTCATTTAATACAACTTGCAAACTACGTTCTCCGGTTTGTAACATTTGCCCAACTGTTTTACCCCTAATTGTAATATCAGTTTTAAGTTGTAAGTAGCTGCTGCTAAAACCTTTTTCATTCCACGGAATTGCTGATACATCATATTCTGCACCACGGCCAGTTACTCGCATATCAATAGTGCTTAATTTTAAAGGAAAATGTTTTGTTGTTCTCTCAATAGACAATGAATCTGCCGCAATGCCCTGCTGTGCAGAATTTAAATGGCCTTTAAACTCAACTGTTAATAGTAGCGGAACTGATTGCCAACTTTTGTACCCAGCATTTGTGGCGGCAAGTTGTAGAGATTCAAATAATAATCCCATGCTATACATTTCAGTAACTTTAAATTTTATTGAGGTAGCATTTGTGTTGCCAGTAGACTTGTCAAGGTTAATAACACTCCCTACACTTAAATTATCCATGAAGAAATCAAACTTACCATAGGCAGTGTTTACTCTATTCTCAGGAGATCCACTACCACTTTTAAAAATAATTTGGCCCAATTGTCCTTTCTTGTATGTTTCATTTGGAAAATTTATAGCAACTGGGTCAAGCACACTTAATGTAAAGATATAATTATAACTGGCGTAGTTGTGTAGAATATTTGACATGGGCAATGTAGTTCTTAAGTCTACCGCAGTTGCCGATGCGTTCATTGATTTGCTAATATTACCTAAGTCAACAATATTTGATATTTGTGTTTGTATTGCACCCAGAGCTCCTGGGATTCCTGCAAGTTGTCCTGGAATTGCTGAGGATAATGCTGTGCCAAGGTTAGATATTCCGTTGGCTGCGGCTCGCTGTATGCCACTAATTGCACCGTTGACCGTGCCTAATGCACTAGCTAGAGTTGTATTTGATACAACTCTAGCTGCTTGGCTGACCGCTGATGTTGCAGAATTAATTGCAGAGTCAAATAATCCCATGTTATAATCCTAATATATCTGTCAAACTTGATTTTTTAGGTAAGTGAATTTGAGTACCTGCAATAAAATCGTATATAGGATCTTGCAGAATATCTAAGTTTCTTTGAATAAACACCCACCATAACTTATTAGTGCCGTAAAGGTCATATGCCAATAAATCTGGACGATGACTGTACTGTGGTTCTATTGTATAAATTGGGTCGTCTGCTTCA